CAGCCGCACTCCCTGGAGACTCCTGAGATGACAACGGCAGATACTTTTTGACTCGGTTCTGGTCGCCATACTGTGAGTCAGTCTCTACTGCAACGACTGCCATGAGTGGAATATTATGCAACTGTTCGGAGCTGGTAGGCTTCAGTACCCTGACAGCGTCACAAATATTCTTGAGGGTCCGCTCCGCGATCTCCCTGACGTCACTGTCTGGGTGATACAAATTAATGATATCGAACAGGACACGATTCTTGTGCGGCCCGTCAAGTACCTGGAGCTGTAGGTTGAGGTATCTGTTGCCAGCTTTGGACATCTTCTCCTCAGTGTTAGTGATACCGATCACATATTTCCCCTCCGGGATAGCGTCAAAGTTTTGCTCTTCCGGGATTGCTATTGAAGTTGAATCGAAATTTAAGTTCATTTCTCTCCTTTTCTTGCGTTATTGATTTCAGTTTTAAGGACCGCCCAATCAAGTGGAAGCGGGGACGGTATATTAATTCTGGACTTCGCTTCAAAGCCCGCCTGTCCTGTGGTGTGCATAATTCTCTTGCCGGTGGATGTACCCTTGTAGACCGCCTGGCCAAACTTCTCGGAGGCTTTCCGGGTGAACGTCTCAAATTCTGCGAAGAGAACCAGGTCACTCCACTCCAACAATGTCCCCCTCAAGCGCTTATCAACCTTAATGGTGTAAGTGTCGTAGGGGTCTAAAATTGGAGACTCTACTCTCACGACCTGGGAGTGTGCCAGGAGAATAATATCCAGGCCCAACGCCCTCAGCGAATCGAGTCCAGCGAGAAAAGTCTGGAAGAGACTGAGGCTGTACTGGTAGCCCTTACCGAAAGGTAGCTTCTCAATGGAATCGACCGAGTGTTCCTTACAGATAGCGGACCAGGCTTTATTCTGGAGCCAGTCTATTGAGTCCACACACACTGTCTTAATTCCGAGTTTCTTATGATTTTCATAAATAACCCGGAGTGCCTGGAGTCCATCCTCGAAGGTGACAGCGTCCTCATAAAGCGGGAATGACGGAGCGTCGAACTCCCCCTTGCCGCCCTCGAAGTCCAGGAACATCACACCAGGCGCTTTAGCCGCGAGGTGCGTCTTGCCCACACCAATCGCGCCATATATTAAAGCGCGGATAGGCTTGAGCTGTTTCCCCGACACGATTGTGTCGAGAGAGATATTACTAGGCATTTTCTCTCCTATATTTAGTGTTAAAAGTGAACCGACGGTATGAGGAAACTTTCCTATGTTTTTCACACAATTCCGGCTCAGCTTTTTCGATTGATTTAAGATCCGTAGTGGACCGTTCATAGGTTGGCCAGGAAGCCACCCTCTCACCCTCGGAGTCTTCCAAAAAAGATGCGTCCTTCATCTTATCCTGGACCCGAGTCTTTAAAGCATCGAGCTGGTCGTCGATACTCTTCTTCTCTTCAATTAGTTTTGAATACTTTCCTGGTATGTCACTCATGTCTGTCGAAAGGTACACAACCTTTTCAGATTCACCAGTCGGGTAAAGTAAAGCAGTCTCCGCGGTTGTGACCGGCGGGGGAGGAGTCTTTGACTGGACTTGCTCCCAGAATTCCTTCTCAAGTTCTATCAGTTCCGCTATCAGCTCTTCGTCTCTATCGATACGGTGGATCACCAGCTCCTGTCCACCTACCAGGGCGACAACATCAAAATAGTCATACCCCGTAATTGCCATGTAGTGCATGACTTGTATTCGGTAGTGTTCCGGCGGTCCATTCTCCCAAAACTTTTGCTGTCGTAACCCGACGGCCTTCGCTTCGAGTCCAGCATTCTCACCCTCAATTTTTCGGTCAATGTGTCCCTGCATATATGGGTAAGCCGGGTGCCGGAATGTCTTGTTGACGTTCCTCACTTTACGGCCCGTCCTTGTCGTGTATTCCCGGCAGATCAGGTCCTCAAGTAAAATCCCCCAGCGTATCTTTTCATTATCAGACAAGTCAGGTGCTACAGAATTTCCGACCTTCTCATCCCAGAGCTGGATTAAATTTTTCCAGGGGTTGACCCTCATAATTACTCCGGCGTCACTCCCACCGATCCCGGACATCCTCACAGCCTGGTCAGCTTCTGGTTTATAATTTTCCTTGACACCTCTGATCCGATTCATCATCTCAGTCTGGGTGGATATTTTTTCAATCATATTTTCTCTCCCTCGATTATATTTTTTTTTGGAAATATGGACTTGCGTCCCTCTATTTTTTATGCCTGGCATTTTTCCTAAAATTGAATTTGAAGAAACGAAAAAAGTTTTTTCTGGCTTCCTCGTTTCGTTTTTCCTGGGACTTTTTTATCGCCTGTAAAACTCTAAAATTTCCCAGTTCTAGCTCTAATTGTTCCATTGCTCTCCCCTTTTCAGTTTTAAATTTGATGCCTCGCAATCCGTTGCGGTTAACGGAAACTACAATATTGTATACACCAGCATACGTTTGTATACAAATATACTTAATTGCCTTACAGGGCGATCTGAGTAGTTTCTCGGGCATTTCATATATTCACTGGATTTAACTCAATTTGGGTCAAAGCGTACCCTCGGCCCCTCCCAAAATCTTTAATATTGACGTCCTGGAGGAACTCCTCGGAGCCAATTTCACCGACAATTTTGTAGCTGGGAAACTCCCCAACGACCAGGACATATTTGTCCGGCGGATTATTTTTTTTCTTTAGAGTCGCCAATAAATGACCGTTTTTTCTCTTAGTCGTCTTGACGTCAATCGTGACCCCAAACCTCGAAATACAATCAAAATTTGGATAGCTGTCGGTGTCCAGGTCAGGAAATAAATTCATCAATTTGCAGTAAGCTAACTCAGCTCCGAAACCTTCGAGGTCTGTTTCCTCATTTGACTGGCCACCCATTTTCATATCTTTAACATTATTTGCCCTGGCATTTTCGTACCTGGACCTGGCTATAAATTTAGCGAGCCGCTGTTCATTCTCTGTCAATTTTATTTCAATACTCATCGAGTTCGTCCTGTGCGTTTTCGTAGTAAGAAATTATTTTTTTAATATCCTTATCTGTCAGGACGTCATTAGTTGGGAGAAAAGTATTCCAATCCAATAGCATCTTGACGACGTCATCATCATCAGCAGTCAATTCCTCGAGTGTGGGGAGGCGACGTCTTGGCATTCTTCAACTCTTGTTCTCGATTACGATCCGCCCCTCTGCCGCCCAGAACTTCCTGGCCTCACAGTGGTGAATACAGCCATCGTCATCGGGGCGGAGAACATCCAGGACACTCTTGATCAGGTTGTCTATGTCTTTGGACTTAGGGACACGGTGCGGCGTGTTTACGTTCTGCATCTTTTTCTTTTTGCTCCAGCTCTTAGGCATTTGAATATGGAATTCCAGGTAAACTTTGTCCCCCAGGTTGAATGCGTTATTGAGTGCGTGAATTCTTAGGGCGTCCGCAAAGTCACGGTACTTCTGAACCGCTGGCCTGGCGTTATCACCCACTCGCCACTTATCGGACCGGGTTTGTCTCGGCTTGCTGACCGGGTTAAGCAAAACTTGCATTTGCCTCCATTGATGCTTCCACTGATAATTCGTACTCCAAACCGTGACCGTATAGTTCTGATGGAGTGTACCCAAAAGGAATGTTAACCGAGGGAGTCTTCCCTTGAGGCTCATCAGGGAGCCTTGATATTTTCCCTCCGTTTTTCAAGTACTCCAGGACTGCTTCCCTAAATTGGCTGGTAGCATTAAAATCGGCTGTAGTCTTGAGTTCAATCTTGAGTGGCTCAGATGGAGCTGGCTTCACTTTTGGAATCCCAGCGTCCAATGGACGGACTCGTGGCTGGGGTTTCCTGGTTAGGCGGCGAAGATTCTGTAAGTGTTTAGAGTGTTCGTATGAACAGGGCTTAGAACAAGCTATGTGGTCAGCTCGTATAGGATGGAATTGTTTTCCGCAATAGTGACAATTACGGGGCGGTCTAGTAATAGCATTTCTTCTGGCTCGAATTTCTTTATCGTTCTTATTTTTGTAATGTTGGTAACAAACGTCACCACAATACTTTGTCTTGATGCCCGTCAATGGTTTTTGACAGACAAAGCAAGTTGTTCTCTTCATATTTTTCCCTCCGTGGAATTAAGCTAATTTTTTTGATTTATAAAAAAACATCTCACGCTCACGCTTCATGCGTTCAATTGTTTTTGTCCTTTCTATTTCTGGCATTAATTTATTCGCGACCTTCTCAAACTTCTCGACGTCACGGTGAAAATATTTCAATAGTTTGTTAGTCTCCTTCAGTAGTTCCCTGTCGAAGTTATTCACATAGCCTCCATCTTTTGTCTAAGGTCCGCGGTCTTTTCAGCCACCAGCTTCTCAGCGGCTTCCCGGATCGAGACGGCGAGGCTCTCATTTAAAACATGACAGACAGCGGTCTTATTTGCTTCCGGGACTGCTTCCGCGACTTCCCGAAGTGAGACTCCACTGACTCTCATTTTCTCCCTCAAATTCATTAACTCTCCTTTTTGAAATTAAATGCTTGACTAGGCTTCCAGCCTGATATATCGTATGTATCTCGTAGCGTTATAAATAACTTTAAAACACTGCGTAATAACGATGGTATATGCAATATGGTTGTTTGTCAATGCAAGATAACTTCAAGCATATGCAAAATAGTCACCAATCTAACCAACAGGAGTGAAGTATGACCCTTAACCAATCACAAAAATCTCACCAATCAAGTAACCGCGGAAGTTGGACACATTTCCATCCACCGCCCTCAAAGAACCGGAGAGGCCACCTCCATAATCAACGAGCCATAATTTTTAAACTGGAACGAACAAGTTATATTTCACACGAACAATCACCCTTCCCATGGATGAAATTAAAAAAAGACTTAAACAGTTTATTGCCGAAAACGGCGGTAACCAGGCAGAAATAGCCCGGAAGATGGGAGTCGAGCCAACGTCGCTGGGTTCGCTCATGTCTAAAGATGATCAGCGGCTGTCAGCAAAATATATAATTGCATTTGCAGAAGCTGGCTACCCGGTTGAGTGGCTACTGACCGGGCGAGAAACTGACGCCAATAAAATAAGAGTCCTGGAGGAACAACTCAGGGACGCTAATAATCTCATAGATTCACTAGAGAGAATTTTGAAAGGATAATTAGGAGGAGGTAATGAACTTCAAAAGGCGAATATGTTTACGTTTAAAAGATCACACTCCAGGGCGTTTCCAACTTTGGAAAGAAATGGAGAACGAGATCGGATGTGTATTCGAGGCTTATGGATTAGTTCAGTCGGATATCATTTATCAAGGAAATACCAAAACTATTACAATTGAATACGATAGTTTTGAAGATTATAGCGAAGCAGTGATTGATGCCGCTCAACAATGTGCAACAAAAGGTTTGTTAATTGAGCAAATATCAATTCTAGATTTAAAAACAAAAGGGATTAAATGTAAAAATTTAATTTCAAAATATAAGGAGAGAAAATATGCTTAACTTAAAAAACACAAAAAAGTTCGAGGGTAATGACCACGGCGCAAGGTACGGTCTCTACCCAATCCCCAGGTTCAAGGACGATGGTTCAAAATATACCGTCGCTGATATCCCGAGCCTCCCACCAGAGCGTGTCAAAGTCGTTGCCTACATTGGGAATAACGTCGGCCAAGTGACTCGCAAAAAGAGAGTAGTTATATGCAAGCTCTCGGACCTACCAGACAATCCCCGCAAAGCCGAAGACTATATATATGAACAAATTCAAAAGGCTGAAGCCCAGGTTCAAGAGGACCTCGAGAAGGAAGAGGAAGAGGAAAAGGTCACCGTCGGCAGGACACTCGACGAGGCTATTGAAGAGTACAAAATCAAAAAAGTTGTCAGCCAAAAAAGTGCAAACGATACTGAGCGTTATTTGAATTTCTGGTCCAAGGAATTAGGCGGGAAGCGTCTGATTGATATCAAGAGGCTGGACGTCAAGGACGCCCTGGGGACTCTCGGCTTCGATGCTGGAATTATAAAGGGGTCCACATTTAATCAATATCGCCAAGCTCTAAAAAGTTGCTTGAACTATGTAATTGAGGAACTGGAGTGGATGGATGATGATTTTTCTTTTGCCTTCATTTGGGAAAAAATCAAACCAAAGCCAAAGAATAATGAGATAGTCAGGTTCCTCACTGATGATGAGCGTGAGAGACTCTTCAAGTCAATCAGCGAGTCTACATCAGAGGGCCTCCACGACTTCGTACACTTCGCGCTGAACACTGGTTGCCGTCTTGGCGAAGCGAGGGGTTTGTCCTGGAAGAACGTGGACTTCGAGAAAGAGGTAATTACTTTCGCTGAGGTTCTTGCTTATCGAGCCTGTACGGGAACGGAAGAAGTGGACGGCAAGACAGTACTCAAATTGGATAAAAATGTCATACGGGGCGGTCTGAAGAACGGAGACGACTCCCGGACACTATCCCTAAAGCCACACCCGGAATTAAAGGAGTGGTTAAAAAATCGGAAGAAAAAGCAGATGGCTTCTGGTCATGCGGACCTTGTATTTCCATCCAATCCAAAAAAGGCGTGGTACAATGCTTTGAAACGTGCTAAGATTAACGATTTTCGTATCCATGACCTGAGACACACTTGCTGTTCGGACTTGGCAATGGCGGGTGAGGGTCTTCTGAAGATTGGTAGGCAAGTTGGGCATAAGAACCCGGCGAGTACAAAACGATACACCCATCTCGATACTACTGCTACTGAAGAGACTGGGAAAATTTTAAATAATAAGTATTATAAAAAAGGTTGAGAAATGTACAACAAAATGTACAACATAGCATTTTTGAGTGTTTCAATTTTCTCAACTCCTCCACTAAGTATTGGTATTACTAGCATTGGCCAGATAGCTCAGTTGGTAGAGCAACGGACTGAAAATCCGATGGCTTCTAGTAATATCAATGACTTAGCCGTTATAACGATGTACAACAATGTACAACATAGCCAAAAATGTACAACAAATGTACAACATAAATTAGGCCAGTAGTCCTCCGTAGCGGGATTGCTGGTCTCCCCTTAAAAACGATAACTGATCCAGCTCTTCCTGGGTATAATTTGTTGGCTTATTATTTAGCAATGAAGCCTTAGCCTTTTTTTCAGCTTTTCTTTTTGATCCAGTAGGATCATCAATCCAAATATTTTGTTCCTTGACAGCCTCTTCATAAGTAGCTTTTAATTGTTTATTCCTGGTCTGGTTTTTAGGATCATAAACTTGAGGCCCTGGGGAGATGACATCTTTTAGCTTAACGCCCTCTGGGTTGTAGTGCATATAAATAACATCAGGTTCCCCATTATTAAATTTTGAAAAAGTTTCTTTATCCCATCCCTCCGGGGCAAATTCATCCGCCCACTTATTCCGGGATGAAATTTTAAATCCTGCTTGAGAATATAATTTGGGGAGAATAGAATCGTATGCGTCTAATTTTTTACCACCTTTATTAACAGCAAGCGAGAGGGCATATGGTGCAAATGCTTTATACTTAGAACCTTTGGTATTAAAAACTGAAACAATGTCACCGTCTTCCTTTATAGCAAAACCCGCCTTAGCATCTTTAGTAAGGAAAAGTTTCATACCACTATATTCCTCTGGGTCGTAAACATGGACCGCGGCGGCATATCTATTTTCTTTTTTTGAGTTGGAAATAGCGCGGTGGAATTCATCCGCACCGCCTTGGACTTCGTATATTTTCGGTGTGGAAACGCCTAATCTTTTAAAGCGTTCTTGTTGTGTCTGGGAAAGGGAATACTCTTGAACATCTAATTTTTGCCTTGGGTTTCTTCCTGCTACGTCTCCGATAGCCAGTCTTGTGCTTCTTCGAGAGAAAGACCCTCCGCCATCAAGGAGGCTTCCATTGGTGTCGGCTTCTGCTTTCCTCGCTTTATTGAATTCGAGGGGGATGTTTTCGAGCTTGTATTGTTCTTCGAGTCGTTTAGCAACTTTTCCAAGTCCCCTGATTGTGTTAGTAGGCGCATTGCTTGAAGTTGCTTGGAAGACATTCGGCTGAGACCCGAGTCCTGCGAGTTCTTTTTCATATCCTGCATCTAGTAAATAGTTTTTATATAAATTAGGATCATCTAAATTATTTGCTGTTCCACCAAGTAGTGTAGCAAAATCTGGGACATCTGCAATATCTTTTGTTAAATCATCCTGTTTTGCAATTTGAGTTAGTGTTCGAGTCTCTCCTTTTGCACCAGCTCTTTCATAAAGTGCTTTAGTAAATGACCAGATTGTTTCTTGTACTTCGGCGGGGGTCCAGTCTTCCCCTGTCATATTTTTTAATTTCTTTGCAGTCTTTCTTAGTGATGCAGAGCTTAAAATATATTCTGGTGATTTTACTGCTAATTTTTCCCCTCCAATCATTCTGTTAGTTCCGCCGAAGGCATCCTGGAATACTCCGTAAGCTCGCCCCATCCAGGTATCATTCGTTACCTCATCATATTCCCCAATAAGGTTTTTATAAAAACTTTGTACTTTGCCACCAGATAATTGAATTTTCCTTGGATCGTCGGCGGTCAATGACCGAAGAGCATTTCCTCTCCATGCGTCAAGAACAGATTTATCTCCCTTGTCACCAGTGACAGATTCACCAATTATTTTATTAATAGTCTCTGGGTCCTTGGGCCTCCCTGCATTCTTCCAATTTTTCCAAACAGACACTGTATTTAGTAGATTACCTTCTACAGAGGTTTGAGGAGATAGAGCCGCAAGCAGAGAAGTAAACCTCGCGCCATCTTCATCGCCAAAGATTTTATTGATTGTCCCGAATGATTCTTTGTACCAACCTTTTTTTACTTTGCCAGCCAGAGCCATCCTGGAAAGCTCACCCGTGTCAAATCCTTCCAATAAGCCTTGTGGATTAAGAGCATGACGTCTCCCCTTCAATGTTTCTGTCATTACATCAACATTATCAGGTCTAATCTGGGCAAGCTCTTGCGGCGTCATATATTTAGCTAAATCTCGAACTTCCTCATTAGACTGAAGTCTATCGAAAACCTTCTCACTAACTTTATGAGATCCCCCCCATCCTCTCACGTTAAATGTTGGTTTTTTAGGAGTAGGCTTTTTTGATTTTTTTATAGCCTTAGTAACTTTGGGGAGAGCTGTACTAACTTTTTTAGCCGCTCTAACTGGAGCCATAAAAGCAGTACCAGGAGCAAGTAGAGAGCCAATAGTTGTGGAAAGGGAATTTGGATCGGCACCCATCTCTTTTAAGAGATGTTCGGAAGTACCTTTATATTTGGGATTAAAGTTTTTTTCTTCATATTCTGCATGACCACCGGGTCTCATTTCACTTAATCTTTGAGCGTGGCCTTTACCCCCGGATGGTGATAATAATGAGACCATATCCATTGGTAACCCAGCCTCAGTCGCGACGACTCCCTTTACTGCGTCGGCAGGATCTAGCAAGCTAGCTTTTGCCTCTTGCTCTTTTCTATTGCGTAGGATTTTAGCTTTAATGTGGTCTGGGAGACTATCCCACTCAGCCTGGGGGATATTACGAGGTCTTGTCATCTACGGTTATTATATAAGTCTTTTACATCTTCAGATTGACTACCCATGAGTCCTGGAACAGCTCCGCGTCTTACATTATCTATTCCACCCTGTAAGTTTTTGAGGCGCTGGAATTTTTGAATGTCGCTCGTGGTCTCGAGTAAGTTACCAGGTAATGTGAGCCGGTCCACGTTTGAGCTTTTTGCTCCACTAGATACCCTTTGAGCGGCGGCAGGGTCTGGTCGGTTAAGATTGGTGAATGCCTCACGTCCTGACAGTGGGACCGTTGTACCTTCCCCAGAGAAGTCATACATCGCCTTCCCTTCCTGGGAGAGTTGTGTCTGGGACCCCTGGAAAGGATCAACGATGTTCCTCTTCGAGGCCATCTCAGAATGCTGGTTCATTATATTATTAAAACGCTTACCAGGTTCCTCGCCAAAGATATTTTTAATTTTTTCTACCAGGGTAAACTGTGACAGCTTCCCCGCCTTATCCGTACGGGACCTTGGGTTCATACCTGACTCGATAAAATGTTCGATGTAACGTGACGCACCCATCTTATACGCTTCCAGCTCATGGCCTTGAAAGTCTGAAATGTCAGCCTCAATCATCTCCGGGACGCGGTCAACTTGCTGGCTATTCTTCAGCGCGTTGAATCCTTCATTAAAGGCCCGTGACTCGCTTACTGGTTCAGCATAATTTTTTCTAGCGCTGTCATAACCGTCGATGTGTTTTCCCATGAACTTGATCAGGTTCCGCTGGTTCTGGACTGCTTCAGCTCTCATCGCTCCCGCGAGACCTTCCTCACCAAACTTTGAGAGTGCCTCGTCGTAACCCATCTTTATGAAATGTAAATGCTGGGCGTCGTAGCCGGTTGCGTGATTAGGTATAATGATCCTTTTCTCGTCCGCAAGTGCTTGAGAGTTCTTCATAGCCAACTGGACGGTTGGACGGTTAGGGTCTAATATTTCCTCCAGGGAATGCTGGAGATCATCAGCTCCCTTGACAGTGAGTGTCGGGGGGATCACGATCCGTTTCTTTTTCCCATTCTTGTTAGTTTTAAACCAGAGTTTGTTATAGACATTACCGAAGGCTTTACGCTTATTCTCAATTCTTTCTCTGAACTTTGCGACAGACGGGGAGTCAGTCAAAACATTTGACGCAATTTTTTGAAGCCGTTCCACCTGACTCTTGAAGAACGGTTCAAGATTATCAATTCCTTTTGACTGACCCTTGCCACCCATCGAAAGAGTGTTCTTAGTGGCGGTCGTGTAGGGACGCCCAAAGACGTCCATCATCAGAGCATTTTCCTTCAGTTCTGGCTCTACTAGGCTCATTCTCTTATTCAGCTCCTCCTGTATTTTCTCAGGGGGAATCCCAGCCTCTTCCATTTGCTGGGCGAGGACTGAAAGTCCAGCCTCATTGTCAGCCGGTTTTGATCCCTCCGGGACTGTCGGTGAATATTTTTTATTGACAGCCTGGACGCCCTTCCTCAGTCCCGCACCAACTCCCATCATTGGGGGAGTCAGAACAGAGGAACCTACGCCAGCCGTTATCGCTTCCGGGATCACCCTCTGCTTGAATTCATCCACTGACCTGGAGTCTCCGGCAGTCCAGAGAGGTGCTTCCGCCGCTCCCGCTGGGCCTGCCTTTATTGTTTCCTTCATTACGTTTCCGGCAGTGTCTCCGACACGGGGAGCCAACAGCTTCCCAAGGATAGGTATCCGACCGACTAACTTCATAAACATATTACCAACAGCTACAGGCGCTGGAGTAAAGACACCGCCAAATTCAGCCGCGGAGGAATCATCCGGGTACATTTCTTTGAACTGTTCTTCCTCCTGGTCCAGGACGTTTAATACATCCTCGTATGGTATGTCACGGTTCGCCGATATGAGTAGGGCATTAATTTTCTTAGCCTGGTAGAAAGATGCTGTCTGTAAAAAGTCTTTTGCCAGGCCCTGGAAATATTTGTGAGATCCCCGCGGCATTCTTTCCCTCGCCATTCCAACCAGGAAACCTTTATAAGATGAGCCTTCTACATAGTCGCCGTTTTTATTGTATGCACTCTTGCCCGCGAGTGAGGGGTAAGCGTTGAAGAGTGCGGCATCTATTTGACTGTCGGTGGCACCGTCTAACATTGCGCCGGAGACTTCGTTGGCTATTGCCTTCATGTTAAGTTTTTTACTCATTCCACATCCTCTTCCGGGGTATGCCCTGCTCCAAATGTTACGCCCCCTGACGATGGTGGTGCGGCTGATGGCATCTTCCTTCCATGTTGCCAGTCTACGGCCTCGTTATTCCAAAGTGCGTCCCACTCGGCCTGGGTTAAATTCTTTTTCTGGCCTGGAGAAGGTAAGCCCTGGACAATATCATTACCCTTATTGTCTTGGAAAACATTCCCAATAACTCCCCTGTTAACGTCATACATATCTGCCATAAGGAGATACTGTTCCCGCTGTTTTAAATACTGGTCCCTCACGGTGGCCATATAGGAACGCGCCGCGTTTAAGTATGCCTGCCTACCTTTAGGAGAGAGGAACGCGCCTTTCTCGACACGGTCGATCACTGTCTTGAGATTCTCTGCCATGCCTTGCGCTTGTGCGGCAGTCGCAAATTCCGATTCCCGGACGACTGAGTTAGGCTCGAGCATGATCAGGAACGCCCGGAGCATTGTCATGTCTGAGACACCCGCACCATCTGGTCTATTAACTGAGTCTTCAAAGGCCGCGATTAAACCATTGTAAGCGTTGAGACTCTGTGTATATAACTTCGCTTGTTGGTTGTATTGAGAGGCCAGTTTAGTACCTTTCTCGAACGCCTTGTCGTCAACTGGAGACCAGAAGTTTTTACCCTTGTCCCAATAGTAGGCAACATTATCCTGGAGTCCAGGCACACTCTTCCCGTCCTTTTTAATATCTTTCCCTAAGAGTACCGTACCTTCATTTGGGTCAGCGTTCATAGTTGAACCCAAGTTGTCAGCCATTGCCTTCTGCAACATTTTAACAGTCCCCTCGGGGTCTGTTATCCCCAGCTTATTATAACTTTCTTTTTGGGAAGCAGTAATCAATCCCATTGTTTCCATAACAGCCGTCTGGCTCTCGACCATCTCTTTTGTGTATAGGGCGGCAGGGTCAGTGTAGTCAGTCCCTGAGACTATCTGGATGGTACCGTCTGGATTCTTTCTGACATTATATATCAGGTCCTTATTGACTCCCTTAAAATCATCACCGAATTCCTTTAAGAGTTGTTCGCCTGACATCGATTCAACCTGGTCGGTCGCCATCTTCTCTTTAGTAATTTTCTGACTCAAAGCTTCCAGGGCCGCGTATTGTTTTTCCGGGTCAGTGATCCCTGTCATTATCTGTTTCAACTCAGCTAAGTTGTCAGGCGTCAGATCAAAACCATCGTCAATTGTGTCACCCAGGCTGTACCTATCCATGAGAGCGTCCCTATAACTTTCGTTACGGGTCTTTAAATCTTTTTTCCCTCTTGTTGATCCGAGAAGGGCCTGGTAATCCTTCCTCATCTCTTTCATTTCGGAGTGAGTCATTGTCCTTGGATCAATATATCCATATTTATTTAAAAATAAATCTTTGTCTTCTTCCGAGAGAATATTATTATCTTTTATTTTTTGTATAAATCCTGGGATTGAATTCCTGAGATGGATAGCCGCCTCAGTGTCTCCCGTGGTGGGCTTGCCACGCTCCTCCAGGTTGTCGCGTAACTTTTCTATTCTTTCGTATGCGCCGGAAGCGTCCCCCTTAAACTGTTCAATTAAAGCAGTCTTCCGTCTTTCGAGTCTCCCCACTTTATCTTTCGCGTCCTGGGGGATATTGAAAAGTTCGTCTGGGAGTCCCTCCACATAGTTTGTAAAGGCATCTAGTTTCCGCTGTTTCTCCGCCTCTTCTGTAAGTGTCTTTGCCTGGAGGAGTTGTTGTTGTTGTGCGGCTTGACGTTCAGCTTGATCATTAGCGCGGTTGATACGGTTACGCTCGTCCTGGTTATAGTAACCGGCGATACCGTACGGAATAGCTCTACCCAGTGACTCGCCCAGGGTGATGGGACGATCCTTCCAGCCCTCGTCTCTCATCATCGAAGCGCCGAGCTGTAGGAGACCCATCGCTAAAGGTGACGGTCCTTCGTCTTCTTCTTTTTCTTTTTCCAGTAGTCCATCTGATGGGAGCCTGGGGAGTGATCTGCCGATTTCAGCGTTCCATGTAATATCGTTTTCTGTACTCATTTAATAACCTAAGCTAATAGTCCTTGATTTCTGTACCTATCACGTTTTGGCCTTTTGTTTTTGAGATAACTCATATCAAAGCTTTTCCCTGGAGTCAGTGGCGCGGCACTGATTTGCTGTTGAGGAGCCTGTTCGGGTTCCGCAAAGATATCCTTGATCAAGCCAGCCGCTATCCTCTGGTTTGGAGTCACCTTACCTCCCCCGGAGGAACCCATAGAGTCCCACCATGACTTGGTCTGGTCAATAGACTCGCCTCGGCTGTCGTGATGATCTGGTCCAATGTCATCGTCAAGGCTGGCTAGTAATGACGGAGATTTATCCGATCCAACTCTTGACATATCTTCCTCGTCAAATACAGAGAGAGAAGAAAAGTCGTCTTTCTTCTTTTTATTAGGGATTTGCATTCCTAAATGTCTTGGAGAAAACCCATCCTTGTCTAACCAAATTCCAAACTCATTTTGTGTAAGTCCCGCGTATGGGTCGTCCTTTTCCCCTTCCGCTTTATCCAGGATCTTGTCAGCGACGGCGTCAAGTGCTTCCTCTTTTTGGACCGACGCTACAGTACCCCCAACATGGGTGAGGTCTTCTCCATCATCACTGCTAAAATCCCACCAGGCTTTTTCATTAGTAGGCGTCAGGGATGGAGTCTGTTGAGCGAGGGCCTTCTCTGCACTTGTTTCCCTTGTTAATTCTTCCAGGGCGTGTTCTTCCGGGTCGGTGTACTTTTTTTGCTTTGCCATCTGCTTAGCAATAAAGTCAGGGACCTCATCCACTCCTTGACCAGGACCTGGAGCTGACATTTCGGACACTTGGTCCGCGGTGTCGCCAGAAGAAAAATAGTCCTCTGCTATACCAGCGTCTCCAGTCCTTTGCTGTGATGCAGTCAGGGGATCTACCTGGGTAGCTTTAAACTTGTCATGTTCCTTGCCCCCGCCAAACCAGGAAAACACTTTTTTATACCAGGGTTTCTTTGATTCAAACGCCCACGGTGACTCATCAATTTTATCATCAGTGTACGTTGACGGGTGAGGCTCCAAGTCCATTCCACGTTTTATTTTTTGTCCCCATTCAAATTTATCAGCCATGTTTCTCCTTTAACTAAATAGTCCGCCTGCCGCTCCCGCCGCCGCTCCCCAAGGATTCCCTCCCGAAGCCAGCCACCCAGACGCCGCACCTGAGATGATACGCCCAAACTTGTCGCGTCTCTTATGTTGTTGCCCGCCGGTGGTTGTCGTCGTTGAACCCGTTGGGTTTGTGCCTGCGATGTTCGCGGCTGAAGCGAGCTTATTCTCGCCCCAGTCACGCTTCTCATAGAAGTCCCCCATTTTTTCGTCCAGGACATTCTGTTCACGACCTTCCACATCTGCACCCACCTTACTCAGGAGGTCAATGTCTGTGATGTCAGCTCTACGTCCAGCGTCCGTACCGGCTATCATTGCGTCAGCTCCCTTGAGTCTGGTGTCAGCTCCACGGAACCCGGCGTCAACATTGAAACGGTCAGCTCCTGTCTGGGAGTCCATGTCGTAACGCTTCATGTCTGCCGCTTTATCAAATCCTTGTGAGTAGAGTGCGGCTGTCTGGTCACCGAGATTCTTCAGACCCTGGGCTTGCATGACACCACGCTCGATTGCGGCACGGTCATTCTGGCCCGATGGTGATGCCATATTCTCTTTTGCCATTAACTGATTGCGCCGGATGTCCATCGCTTCCATAGCGCTGTCAGTGTTCCTTTTGATAACTTCGGCAGTATGTGGATTCTGGTACTGGTCTAGTCCTTTTCCGCCGAGGAATGACTGGGAGCCTACCTTGTCTGGTTGATACCCAGAAATATCCTCACCTACGCCGGTCGCTTTTGTGTAGGCTTCTTGGCCTTTACCTTGTAGGTCATCGACGCCAGTCCTAGCTCTCATTGTTTGATCGGACGGTCCAGCGATCCGCTCCTCCGCGCTTAATTCCGGTGCCTCATACTCTTTGTTAATTAGGTCCTTGGCTCCTTCAGCAATCTCCTTTTGAATCCCATACGGATCGTTCGGATTTGTGGTTGATGATGGGCCAGTCGGTGTCCGAGTGTCGAATCCTCCCGACATTCCTGGTACGGCTGGAACTCCTGAGCCTCCTGAGCCTCCAGACCCCCCTCCGCCTTCTCCTTGATATTGTGAAAGGTCTGCGACCCTAGCGTGTTCCGCTAGAGCTTCGGGAGAATCCTGCTTATTTAACCAACCTCGCTCCTCCGCAAATCCTCTAGGATTAAACTCTCCAGTTCCAGTGAGACTATATTCATAACCATCACCAGCACCACCAGACTCATCACTACGACCAGTAACGCTGGAAGGAGGATCATTTCCACTATCGTCATCGCCACCACCAAAATCGAAAAAAAATGATCGCAGTCCAGACTTCTTGTGTTTTTTCCCGGAACCAAACCATTTTGGCTTGTTAGCCTGGAGCCAATTGAATTCTGTCTGATTCATTGATAACAAGTCCTCACCTGGAGGAATTGCTTTTCTCAGAGTTTGCCTTGCTTGTGGTATGTTCATATCTTCCTTTAAGCGTATGGATTCTTACTGGTTACTGGGAGTCCCCCAACTGTCGTGACAGCGACAAGAGTTAAGTTCCCCCCTGCCACCTTCAGCCTGTAAAAATTGTTATTTGTTTCATCCTTAAAAATAATTGCCCCGGACGTAAAAACATTGTCCCGGTCAACCTTCACTGTAGTTGACTCCTCATCAATTACGAGAGACGCCAGGTCAAACATATATTCCCGTGTGTATTCTTCCGGGGGATTCGGTAGCGGCTTTTGTGTCTTACTCATCGACGCCCCGATTTTGACGCCATGAACCGCAAGTCCCCGAGCCGCCAGTCCTGGTCGTGTGGACTCTCTACAGTTAATAATACTTGTCTCCCAACGAACCTGGTATCCGTGTACCCGTCCCCCTCCAGGGTATATGGTCCTTTAGAAACTGGAGCGTCATCGTCTGGCGTATCGGAAGATACAACGGAAAGTCTAAGCCCGTTCGTTCCGGCGTCGCTGTCGGTAATTATCTGTGAGACGCTCATCATGTTGTCCCCGTTCCCCAATTCTATTGCGCCAGTCGTTGCATAACACAAGTGAGCCTCGTCAGCTACATTGGGATACAAGTTAGTACCGACACCCTTCGCCATCGTCCTGCTCCCAAGTGTGGACAATGCTTCTACGTCGGCAGGGGGACTCACACCGTCAGCTCGAGACATAGGGGTACTCTGGGTATCATTATCCATTTCGTGGCGGTACAGGAAGCCGTCCGCGCCTCCAGCGACACAATAGCCGAGGGAGTCCGCCGCTTCCCATTGTGAGCGTTCAAGTCGTCCCGTCGTCCAGTGTTTTTCCCGATAAGAATAAGTAACGTAACGTGTATTTGTTGAGTCACCTTCCTTCGGATAAAACCAAGTTATTTCCCCAAACTGAGCATTATGGCCCGCGGCGATCAGGCCCTCGACGTCAGTGTTAATATCTGAAAAAACATAGTCGGCTACGTCACAGGATAATTCGTTCACATAACCGCCGGTGTACGACCAGAATCTACCCTGGCTCATCCAGGCCACGAAGTCCGCTGATCCAGCCACACTTTTGATCCCGAGACAAGTTGATCCCTCCGTGACCCGTTCCGTACCGTACTGGTAGGGAGGTCCCAAGAATTTTGTCTTATGAATTGAGTCTGTGAAGAATAACAGTACACCGTACCTTGTCTTGAATCCACCAAGGATACGTCCCTTTGACGCAACCTCAATTCCGCCCGCGGTATTGGTTACGGACGGTGTCCAGTCAGTGAGGCTGTCTTGGGAGGACCACTCAATTTTCCTCTGGTTGCCTCCAGCTCCGAGTGCCATCACATGACGTTCCGGTGTTACCAGGACCCCGACGTTACTGGTGGGGGCGTTCGTTAACTGGGCCGCTACCGTAGCAGTCTGGTTCGCGTTGTTAAACGAGGCTCCAGCAATTGTCCACTTGAAAATAGTTCCCTCTCCAGAGTGACAAAAAAGACAATCATCGGCAAAGTTGTCAATCGTTACAATCGGCGCAAAATTGTCTCTCCAGGCGGCTATATCAGTCACCGACGGGTCTACGGCTGGGTGCCGAGCCACTCCGAAAATGTCGCCTCCGTCGGAAGTGTTAGCCGTGCTTCTGTCTCCCCCATACTCTAACGCACCAAATCCTAGACCTGATACCTGGAAGTCACTCTGCTCATTAAATGGTATATTTCCACCTGGAACGGACGTGGGCGTAATATCAAAAACGGGAGCGTTGGCCCCAGAGACTTGCGAACCGTCCCATATCCGAAATGACTGTACAGTACCGATAGCGAGATACCTCGCGCCGTTGGTGAGTCTCCAGGAATGGAATCCCCGGATCGGATCGATACCAAAGAAAGCATCAATCTCCAGGTCCGCGTTTGAGTTTCCGGCATGACTAATGACAACTGTAGGTGTGGACGTGTAGCCAGTCCCGCGGTTTGTTATTGTGACCGCGTTTATTACTCCCGACCCGGTAACCGTATAGCTCGCGGCAAATCCTGACCCGCCCCCTCCAGTAGCGGAGAGTGTCCCCGCGCTGTACCCGGTCCCGCCACTTTTGATTGTGACCCGTTCGATAAGGCCCTTCTTTAACATCTGGGTAGGTGCGAGTCTCTGCCATCCTCCAATCGGACGCAATCGACCCTCCGAGAAACGTACCAGGTTCCCGTCATACCAGCGGTTTTTTGCCTGGTATTGTGTCGCATTGCGATAGAATCCTGGTGGAATTTTAATGGGTAAAAGGGCCATTTCTATATTCGTTACAATTTAATCTTATGAGAGTAGCTAGTCTTTCTGACTCTGGTTTTTTCATAGTCTCGAAAACTTCTGGTCCAGGGAAATTCCGACGCATAACGTCAACAGCACAATCGCAATGTCGTGTGTAAGTAATAACTGGAGTCCCCAGTCTCTGGTAACTCATCGAGCAAACTTGCCATAATTGCCGAATGTGTTTTGTTTGAAAAGTTCCAGCGAAC